TTGGACACGTTGCGCGCTAGCAACGAACTAAGTTGTTGATTTTGGCCTGCCCGGCGCGACTCGAACGCGCAACCGCCGGCTTAGAAGACTGGTGGCTTATCTAGGATTCATGCGGGTTTGCGGCCGATGTGTCCAATTCCGAGAGGTCACCTGGAGCCCGGTTTCCCCTGGGAAGCGGAAAGCGAATTGGACACTTCCGCCGGCCTCGCGCGGCGCCTGGTCTTGCCGCGCACGTAGCCCTCGGTCATCGTGACCGACTCGTGCCCGAGCAGCTTCTGAGCCTCGTAGATGCCGCGCTCGTCGGCCACGTCGGCGCCAGCGCGGCCTCTGAGGTCGTGGATGTTGAGGTCTGGGATGCCGGCCTTGGCCAGCGCCTTGACCCAGGCTGAGCGCACCCCGGCGTAGGTGTATGGGCCGCCGGTGCTCTGCACCAGCAGGAAGCCGATCCGATCGCGCCCGCGTCCGCACGAATCGACCACGGCGCGCAGCTCGGCCGTCCACTCGATCAGCAGCGGCGCTCCCGTCTTTCCCTGGTCCACGAGCACGCCGTCGTCGCTCACGTCCTGCCAGCGCATGCGCAGCACGTCGCCGATGCGCTGGCCCGTCAGCAGGCACAGGTCGAGCATCGCGCAGTGCGCATCGCCGCCGCGCTTCTTCTCCCTGAACGCAGCCTTGATGGCGGCCACCTCGGCGTCGGTGACGATGCGCCGACGCGGCTTGAGCTTCTTCTGCGGCACGTCGTCGCACGGGTTGTGGCCGTCGCGCAGGCCCTCCAGGGCGGCGAAGGACAGCGCCTGGCGCAGCACGCTGCGGTGCCGGTTCCAGGTGCGCGCCTTCGCGCTGAGCGGCCGCAGGTACTCGAAGACAACGGGCGCGGTCACCTGGGCCGGCGTGAAGTCGGCGAAGCGCTTGCCGATCAGCTTGGCCGCGTGCTCCATCTCGGGCTTGGTGGACTCGCGCCAGTCGCCCGCGTCGACCTTGCTCTGCAACCAGCGCGCGATGACGGCGGGCATGCAGTCGCGGTGGGCCTCGCGGTCGGTCAGGTTGGCCAGCGCGCGGTACATGGCCGGCAGCCCGTCGCGCTCGCGCGTGAGCGGCAGCCACTGGCCGCCGATGGCGACGAAGTAGTAGCGGCCGTGCCGCAGGTACACGAGGCGCGGCAGCCCGTTCTGTCTGGTCATGCGGCACGCAGCCTGGGGACGTTGCTCGGGGTCGCCTCGCCGCGGCACACGGCCTCGTAGTGCGCGCGCTCAAGGACGACGGCGCCAGTGATGCTACGCCGGGCGCGCCAGAAGCCTTGCCGGCGCAGCTCGGCGAGCTGCTTGGCCGGCTGCGAGTAGCCCGTGATGGCGGCAACCTCGGCCGCAGCGAGCACGATGCTCGGGGCGTCGCTCACCTGGCCATCTCCAGCAGCCGCGGGATGTCGGGCAGCTCGATGTCCTCCGGCCAGCGCTCGGCGACGAACAGCGCGTTGACGGTGGCGAGCACGTAGCGCGCCTCCAGGCGCCGCCGCTCGACCTTCTCGATCTGCCCGCCCTGGTCGTGCACCATGTGGCAGCCGCGGCGGCCCGGCTCGTCGGCGCAGGCCGGGAAGATGAGCCTGTCGTCGTGCTTGGTCGCGCCGCCGCCTCCGTTCATGTGGCACGCCTGGCTGCGCCCGGCCTTGCCGCAGACGATGCAAGGCATCGACGCCACCAGGCGCCGGTAGCCATCGCTGCGCAGCGCGGCTTGCTTGGCGTGCATCACGGGGCTGCTGGCTCCGGCGCTTCCTCGGACGGGTTGCCCTTGAGCGCGGCGATCTCCTGGCGCGCCTTGTCCAGCTCCTGCGCGAGGCGTTCTGACGCCTGCTGCTGCTGCGCGAACAGCATCTTGAACTGCTTGGCCTCCATCGAGTTGAACAGCGCCAGGTCGATCAGTTGCTCGGTGGTCATCACGTTGTTGCTCCTTCGAGGGCCTTGCTGATGAGTTGCACCGCCTGGCCGCTCTTTATGTGGCTCTCGGTGACTCGCAGCACGCGCCAGCCCAGCAGCGCGGCCGCGTTGTACTTGTCCATGTCCTCTGTCATTCCCTTGGGCCGGTTGTGCCGGCCGCCGATCCACAGTCCACCCTCCACCTCGACGGCCAGGAGCTCGGCCGGCCAGGCGAAGTCGAAGCGCCACTGCCGCTCGCCGTGAAAGCGCAGCTCGCGGCTCATGCCGCGCCGCAGATCGAGCGCGCGCAGTTGCAGCGCCAGCTCGTCCTCAAGCGACTCACGCCTGGCGCGCGCCTGCTCGCGCTTCAACCGTTCGGCAGAGTTCTCTATCACGGGATTGCGCGCGGTGAAGGACGTCATGCCGTGGCCCTCGCGTTGCTTCCGACCCAGGCCAGGTACGGCCGGCGCACGGCCGAGTGCAGCCTGGCGGCGGCCTCGGCGTTGGTGTCCAGCTCGCGCCGCGACGCGACGCAGCACAGCTTGAGCAGCGCGGCCTTGGCCTCGTCCTCCGATGCGTCTTGCACGTCCGACGGGTCGGAGAACAGCTCCGGGTGGCACGCCCACAGCAGCCAGCGACGGAACGTCACCTCGCGGCAGCGCGCCACCGACCAGGCGCACAGCGGCCCAACGGGCTCCTTGCTAGCCGCCGCGAGCGGCGCAGGCGCTGCTGCCGGCCCGCGCTCTGGCTGCTCGCCGTCGAGGATGCGCACCAGCACCGCCATGAAGCGCGCGCCCTCCAGCCCGATGAACTGCGCCAGATCGTCGCGGTCGGCCAGTGCGAAGGTCACCTTCGGACCGCCGCGGCTGCTGTCGGCGTAGCCAACGAAGCGAAGTTCGCCCTGGAATGTCGCCTTGATCGCTTGCTCCACTGTCACCCCCTGTTGCCACTCCGGGCCGGCGCCGTGCGTGTAGTGTTGCTACTGCCTACGCCGTACCTAATACTCTGGTGCGTCTAAGTTGCCCTTTGGTGGACGGCCCCCGGCCATCCCAAGCGAATGGGATACCCGGTAGCACTGTTGCCCTTCGGAGCCACAGACCCCCCCAAGCCTTTTCACGATTCGCTGCTTGGTGCCGGCGAAGGGGCTGTCTCATCGCTTCCCGTGGTAGCCCCCTGATCGCTCCTGCCGCCACCGTTGAAATCCGTCCGTGCAGGCGCGTTGTTGATGGACTTGATCTACGGAGGCACCACGTAGCGCGCTCCAGCTCGAATCAGCGCCTCGATGGCGCGCGGCCCGCGCTCGCCGTGCTCTTTGAGCAGATCGGCGAAGTCGGTGCCCTCGATGCCATGCGGATAGGCCACGCCCGCGCCGATCAGCTCGGCGGCGTTGCGCGCCTTCACGAGACCCGGATTTACGCCCGTGCGGGCCTGCGTGCCCCAGTCGTTGTCTGCCGCGATCACGACCGATCCTGTGGGCTTGGTGCGCTCCACGACCGCGAGCAGGTTGCCGGCGTCGAAGCACACCACCACGCGCGCGTGGCGCACGCTCTGATAGACCGCCAGGCCCGTTGCCAGGCCCTCGACGAAAGCGGTGATCGGCGCGTGCTTGCGCTCCAGCACGAAGCAGCCGGCCTTGACCGGCGCGCCAGGCCAGAAGCGCTTGGTGCCGTCGGCGGCGATCTTCTGCACGCTGATAAGCCACTGGTCGAGCCACACGGGCACCACCAGCGCGCCGTCGTCTGGATTCCAGCGCAGCGACGCGCAGCCCATCGGGCTGAGGCCCTTGCGCTCGATGTAGGGGTGCGGCCTGCTGAGTGGCGAGCAGCCGTGCCAGAACGCGCGCGCGCGGCGCATGGCGGCCACGCGGTCGCGCCGCTCCTGCGCGCGGCGCTCGCGCATGCGCTCGGCCACCTGCGGGTCGGCCGCCCGGTGCTGCGCGCCCTCGTCGCGCCAGGTGCCCATCACGCCCTGGCCGCTCACGGACCAGTCGCCCCACACGCCGTGACCGTCAGGGTGCAGCACGTACCAGCCGTTGTCCTTGCGCGGTTTGGCCTCGGTGCCGCAGCGCCGGATGCGGCCGTCGGCCACGATCTCGCGCGGGTGCATCCCGGCCGAGCGAAGCGCTTGCTCGAAGTTCATGCCGCCGCCTCGAACAGATCGCGCTGGCGCGTGTCGGCCGGCGCCGCCGCGCGTTCGCGCTTCTTGCCGGAGCGTTCGGCGGCGAGCTTGCGCACGCACACCGGCCCGAGGTAGATGCTCGCGCCGGCCAGCGTCACGGGCGGCGTGGTGGGCTTGAGGCTGCGGTTGCAGCGCGCGCAGACGAGGCTCACGCCGCTACCCCCTCGCCCCGGCGCTCGGCCTCGCGCCGCTTGGCGAATTTGATCTGGTTGGCCTTGACCTTGCCACGCACCTCCGGCGTGGGCGCAACGGGCTGCGTGTTCTCGTAGCGGGCGTGCGCGAAGCTGCCGGTCAGCTCGCGGTAGATCGCCTGGGCGCGGCGCTGGTTGGTGGCTGGATCGGGATTGCCGCGCTCGGCCACGATCGCGCACACCTGCGGCCACAGCGACTTGCGCATGATGTCTGCGTTGCCCGTGGCCACCAGCTCGGTGAGCGTGCCCGGGACGTGCTCGATCGCCTTCTTGCGCGGGTACTCGTGGCCGCAGGCCGGGCACGCCGGCCGCGGGTTGTGCAGGTGGCCGCAGGCAGGGCACTTCCAAGCCGCGGGCTCCTCGTCGGGCTTCTTCTTGGGCTTGGGCTTCTTGCTTCCGTCGTCGAGCTGGTCCTGGCCGGCCTCGAAGAACTCGTTCCACTCGGTCCAGAATCTGGCGCTGTTTCCTGAATGGTCGAGTACGGTGCAGTTGTCCTTGCCCGGCGCGATGCGCAGGCCGCGGCCGAAGAACTGGATGTGCTCCGCGAGCGACTTGCGGAGCGGCCGGGCCATGATGACGCAGCCGATGTCGGGGCAGTCGAACCCCTTGCTCGCCGCGGTGACGGTGATGAGGCCGCGGATGGCGCTGTCGGGCTTGCGGAACTCGGTGAGCGTGTCGGCGCGGTCCTCGTCGCGGTCCTTGTAGGTGTAGGTCGCGGCGTTGATGCCGGCGGCCAGGAACTGCCGTTGCAGTTCCTCGACGTGCGCGGTGTCCACGGCCGAGCAGATGAACTTGCGCTCCTGGCCCTTGTCCAGATACTCCTTGACCACATCGCCCACGACCTGGAGCGCGCGCTTGGAAGTCTCGCCTTCGTCGAACTCGCCGGCCACCACGCGCACGCCCTCCATGTCGGGCTCGACGCACGAGTAGATGGTGTAGTGGCTGAGGAACCCCTGCTCGATGAGCCGGTTGGTGGTGGTTACGTTGACCACGGCGTCGTAGAGCTTGCCCAGGCCCGCCGTGAAGGGCGTGGCGGTAAGGCCGACAGTCACCACGTCGCGCCGGCTGATGCGGGCGCGCACGACCTCGGTGACCGTGTGCGCCTCGTCCACGATGATGAGGTTCGTGTCGGGCCAGCCGCGTCGCGCGAGGGTCTGCTGGCTGCAAATCTGCACCGGCAGCGCAGGCTTGAAGCGCCAGTGGCTCGCCTGCACGATGCCGTGGTCGATGCCGTAGGCGTCAAAGGTCTGCGAGGTCTGGTCGATCAAGGACACCCGATCCACAGCCATGACGGCCCTCGAACCCTTGGCCGCGCACGACTCGATAAGACTGGCCGCTATCACCGTCTTGCCGCTGCCCGTGGGACTGACGATCAGGATGTTCTTGGCTCCGTTGCGGATGCAATCGCGCGCCCTGGCAATGGCGTCGAGTTGGTATTCACGCGGCTGCACCTTCACAGCAGCAATCCCCTCTCCTGCATGAATCGCACGGGGTCTTTGGTCCCCTTGCTGCGGTTGCAGCGTCGGCATAGAAGCTGGAGGTTCAGGTCGTCGTGGGCGCCGCCGGCCGCCAACGGAACGATGTGGTCCAGTTCTGCCTGAACACGGGCTCCCAAGACCGCACGACAGCCGGCACAGGCGCCGCGTTGAAGCCGCATCAGCCGCTCAACGATGTCGAGCGATACCGCGCCGTTCTGGGCGCGCTTTCTGGCGCGCCTGTTCTGTGCGTAGATTCGGTACGCATCTGGGTTCGATTCGGCCCACTTCGCGCGAAGTTCCTTCTTGCGATCGGCGTTCTTCTCATACCATTGCTTCGCAAGTTCGCGTTGGCGCTGACGCTGCTCGTCGCTGAGAACGTAGGCCCTGTTCCTAGCCCGCGTCTTCGCGCGCTCAGCTTCCAGTTCCTCCGGCGACATTTCCGCCTTGCGCTTGGCTCTGCTCTTGCGAACGGCCTCGCGGTTCCGGGCCTTCAAGTCGTCGGTCTTTGCCCGGCGCTTCTTGTATGCGGCGTCCGCTTGTTTGCGCCTCGCCTTCTGCTCTGGTGAAAGGTTGGACAAGTAACGCGCCGACGCCTCGCATTGCTGCTGTCGTTTGCGCTCCTTCACCTCGTCAGGCGTGAGATAGAGCAGCAACGGCGGGCGGCCCACGCGCTTGCCGTTCTTCGTCAGCGCCCTCACGCGCCCACCTTCGCGGCGCGCAGCGCCTTCTCGACTGCGGCGGCGAGCTTGGCCTGGTCGGGCTCACCGACTACGCGGCCGATGCGATCGAGGATGCCCTTCATGCGCGTCAGCTCGCGCTCGCGCACGTTGATCGAGTCCATCAGCTCGCCCTGGCGGCGCTGGTGCACGTCGGCGATGCGCCGCCACTTCATGGCCTCGGCCTTGAGGTCGTCGGCGTTGGCCGCGGCGATCTGCGCCTGCGCCAGCTCCAGCTCGCGCTGCGTATCGTCGATCAGCGTGGCCAGGTCGGTGCCGCCGTGCGCGGCCTCGGCGTTGTCGTCGGCGGGCGGCGCGGCCGGCTTCTTGTCGGCGGCCGGCGGCGCTGTGGCGGTCTTGGCGTCGCCTGCAGGCGCCTCGCCGGAGGGTGTGCCGCCGGCCTTGCGGCCGATGTTGCCGACCTTGATCTCGGACTCGTTGCCGTGCTTGTCGACGCGCTTGCGCACGTCGGGCTTGTCGCCGTCGCCGGTCGTGGTCGGGGCGGCGTCACTGTCAACCGTTGACAGTGAGGCGCGGAAGTTGGACACGAAGGTGTTGCTCACCGCGCATAGCCGCGCGATCTCGCGGTCGCTCCAAGTCTTCCACTCGGCGTCGGCCAGCAGCGTGCTCACCGCCTTGCGCTTGTCGGCGTTGGTGCGCGGCAACCCGTGGCGGTTATTGGTGCCGCACGCGAACAGAATGGCGGCGCGCACCGTGCCGGCGTGCACTTCGGCGGGGATCGAGGCGCGGCCGGCCTGCGTGTAGGCGAAGTAGCGGTGAAAGCCATCGACGAGCCAGTGCTCGGCGCCGTCGTGGAACACGACCACGGGCGGGAACTCGGCGCCGTCGGCCAGCGCTTCGACGTAGTGGGTCACCGTCTCGGTGGACAGCTCGGCGCGCGCTTGCGTGCCGCCGTCGATGCGGATGGCCTTGAGGTTCAGTGTCTTGGTGTCTTTCATGGCGGTCATGGCGTTTGGAACTCGAAGGCGTTGCAGCGCTGGAGCACGTCGGGAATGAAGGCGTGGCGCTCGCGGTGGGCGCCAGGGACGCGCCCCTGGCTTGCGGCGAAGCACCCGCCCGAGCGCTGGATGTGCTTGCACTCGATGCAAAGGTGCCGGTCGTCGCGGTCGTGGTCGCGCCAGGACAGCCAGTCGGCCCACGCCTCGGCGCGCTCGGGGGTCATGCCGCGCCGCGCGAACAGCGCCGTGCGGTAGAGGAAGCGGCCGATCTGCCGATCGGTCCACTCCGGCATCAGGGGCCGGATCGGGATGGCAGCCGCGCTCACCGGGGCAGCACGCCTTGAGAGGCGGCGATGATGAGCTGGCGGCGCTCGGCGTCGGTCAGCTCCAGCACCACGCGGCCGTGCCGCTCGATCGTGAGGCGGCCGTCGGTGGACAGTGCGCACGAGAAGGGCGCGGCGTCGCGCGTCTTGGCATAGGCGAACACCGACGCCACCATGCCGGCGCTGCTCAGCTCGACGAATCGCTCGTCGTCGGACTTGCGCTGCTTTCTCGGCACGATCGTGCGCAGCGGCGCGTCGGCGTCGGGCACCGGCTTGGCGCCGATCGACCACAGCGCCACGTTGCCCTGGATGCGGCGGCGCAGGTAGCCGACCTCGGCGCTGGGCAGCAGCAGCGAGCCGAAACCGCTCAGCGGCTGGCCGAGCTCCTGCGCGAGTTCGGAGGACGACAGCTCCGTGCCCTCGGCGTACTCGCGCAGAACCCGGATCGCGTGAAGCGCGATCGAGCCCAGCCCCAGGCGAGCGGCGCGGCCGTCCAGGCGCGGCGGCTCACTCGCCGCTGTCGATGATGCGATCTGCGAGTTCACGCTTTCTCCTGAGTTCGGCCTGCTGCCGGAGAACGCTGTCCCCTCCGCCGCCCTTGGCTGGGCCTGCGAGGTGCCAATGACCGCAGCGGCAGCGATAGGCGCTGCGGCCACGCTTTCCGTTGCGCCCCGAGCGGCGCACGGCGTGCTCGGCCAATTCCAGCGACGGGAATCCGGCCTTGCCCTTGCAGAACACTTCCTCGGTTAGATTGGCCTGCAATGAGCGCGTGACGGCCGTGCGAGGGTTCATGTGCCGGCCTCATTGGCTCGTGGCCTCGATGGGGCGCTCGTGGAGCGCTTGCGGTTTGCACCGGCCCTTTGCCTGCATCGAGGCCATGTACTGGGCCGAGCAGTCGGAGCAGTAGGAGAACGTCGGCTTGAAGCGCCCGTTGATGAACGGCCGTGAGCACACCGGACCCTGCTGTGCCGAGGCCAGGTACGTCACCCACTGCGTTCGGTCGTCGAAGCACGGCGGTGCGGTGGGCGCGGCGGCAGCAACATCGCTGTACCTCATGGGGCGATTTCCGTCCCGGCTCCGGCCACCACAGCCAGGTGTTCTCGCGTCATCCTTGCAACCCCATCGACGCCGTACAGGCGAGTCAGCACCAATAGGCGAAGGAGTTCGGACGTGTTCATCCCCAACTCGCGGGCCAACCGGCGGAAGTCGTCCGCGGCGTCGTCGGAGACGCGCGTTTTAAGCTCGGAGTCGGCGTTGCCCGACTGCGAGAGCAAGCCGCTGGAGCGCGACCAGACCAGCGAGGCGGCAAGCGGAGTCGAGTCGTGGGCGCGCTTCGGTGGTGGCACTGCAGTCTCAGTCAGAAGAAAGAAGCGCCGCGGACATCGCTGCCCGCGGCGCATGAAACCAGCGCGAAGAAGACGCAAAGATGCGCTGGCATGAGGGACTCAGGCCGTCGGCGTGGTGGCGATCGTGTCGGGCAGCGGGTAGACGCTGCGATAGAGCGCAGCCTCCACGCGATCGGCGATGCGCGGCGGAAGCTCGTCCGGCCAGTCGCGTACTGCCTGGTACGTGACGCCGAGTGCAGCGGCCGCAGCGGTCACCGTCCCGCCTAAGCGGCGGATGGCTTCGGATTTGGTCATGCGCGAGATTGAAGCATGCTACGCGAAAGAATGCAAGCATGAAGTCGTGCGTAGCAAGCACACTTGTCGGATGTCATACAAGGACCGGCTGCTAGAGGCAATGCGGGCGCGGGGTGTTGCGCGCAAGGCGCTCGCCGCCAAGCTCGGGGTGAGCGAGTCTGCGATTTCCCAGGTGCTGTCCGGCAAAACGAAGATGCTCGACGCGCGCAATCACTCGCTGGCGTGCGAGTACCTGCACTGCAACCCGATGTGGCTCGCCGACGGTGTGGGCGCGATGTCTACATGGCAAGCGGACCAGCAGCCACTGACGGTAGGTGCTGCGCTAGCCGTGATCCTGGACGCGCAGCGCAGATTGCCGCGGACCGCGCGTGCCGCGCTCGCCGACGACTGGGCGGCCCTGCTGGCGGCGCCTGACAGCGATGAGCTGCGGCGCGCTGTAGGGATGGCCATAGGCGCCGAGCCCGAGACTGGGAAACCACGCCGCGCGGCCTGACAGCGGGCTGTGTCTACAGCCTAGCGGCGCGGCGAGCCAGCGCAACGGGCAAACCCCGCACAGGCGCCCCCGCATCACAGGGGGTCGAGTGCATTCGCCGCACATGGGGTCTATTCGGTTAGGGTTTACGAGCATGCTAATTGCAAAAGCATGCTTGACATCCGCCAAGCAGCATGCTTCAATTCCACATCGCCCCACACAACCGGCATTCCGCCGCGGTGAGGCGAAGAGGGAAGACAGCATGAAGCAGATAGTGATTGCTCAGCGCGGTTGGGTATTCGTCGGCGACGTTGAGCGCTCCGGTGACGACGTGACCATCACCAACGCCCAGTGCATCAGGCGATGGGGGACGACGCGCGGCCTCGGTCAGCTCGCGATCGGCGGCCCGACGAATGAGACGGTACTGGACGACACCGGCACGGTGCGCCTGCACGCACTGGCCGTCGTGGCGACGCTCGACTGCGAGGAAAGCCGGTGGGCCGCGCTCTGATCGACGCAGACGCCGCGACGGTCGGCGACGGCGACGGCGACGGCTACGGCAACGGCTACGGCGACGGCTACGGCTACGGCTACGGCTACGGCTACGGCGACGGCGACGGCGACGGCTACGGCGACGGCGACGGCGACGGCGACGGCGACGGCTAACAAGGAGGCTGCATGCTCGAAAACGCAATGGTCAGCGGCCTGCCGTCGTACTACGAGCGGCAAGAGCGCCGCGACGCGCTCGCCGAGAGCGCCTACGTCGCGCTGCGCGACGAGCTGATCGACGCGCTGATGCTCGACCCTGCGCGCCAGGTGCGCACGTCAGGCGAGCGCAGGACCGATCGGACGGCTCAGGACGTAGTCGGAGAAATGCTCGGCGACTCCGAACTGCACGAGCTGCTGCGCATCGTCGGCATGTGCGCCGCAGGCCGCGCGGACCACGAGCTGCACCTGCGCGCGTCAGCGTGGATCGCGGCGCGCGCGTCGGAGCACGCTGCGTGGTACGCGGACGATCTGGCGGCCGAGATGGAGGCCGCCGATGAGTGACGCAGCGGAGCGCGCGATCCTGCGCGCGATCAAGCGCAGCGTGGCCGCCGTCGACGGCAGGGGCATCGCGCAGGCGCAGCGGCTGCTGTACCTCGATCTGTGCGCTGTCGGCGGCGCGACGCCAGCGATCGACGCCGAGACGGCAGCTGCAGCGCGATCTGTCGCCACGGCTATCCGCGACACCTACGCGCAGCGGAGGGTAGGGTGAACGCACTCCCGGAGCATCGCCGCATCCTGAGCGGCCGCACGTGGTCGCAGTCCTACTCGCGCAGCCACTACGCGCCGATCAGCGGCCCGTGGCATCGGCACGAGCAATCGCTCGGCCGGCTGCTGGCGGTACTGATCGGCATCGTCGGCGGGATCGCGCTCGTGAGCTGGTGGGCGTCATGAGCGCGCGCGATCCGCGAGCGCTGCCGGCGCCTGATGTGCGCGAGCTGCCAGACGACGAGGCGTGGCGCGCGATGTTCGACACATTCGGTGTGCTGGATAGCGCGCCGACCGAGCCGATGCCGCTGGAGCTCGAAGTGATTGAAGGCGAGGCGTTTCGGGTCCGCGCGTTGCGCGTGCTAGGGGTTCGCAAATGAGGCGGCGCGCCACGATGCTCGATGTCCCGCACCTGCCGTACTTCACCGAGGACTCGCTCACGCACGACTGGCCGCCTGGCTGGTTGCCGCACGGCGAGGACGAGAGAGTCGCGGAGGCAATCGCCAGGGGACGGCCGTCGCTGGTGCGCAAATTGGCGGCACAGGCCGAACGACGCGAAGGAGGCCAGCGATGAGTGACGGCACGCACGCCGACCTGCTCGATCAGGTCGCCAGCACCGAGGCCGAGGCGCGCGATGTGCGCCGCGTCCTGGGCGGCGACCCGCGCTGCACTGCGGACTGTGCGCAGGGTCGCCTGCCGTGTCGCGATCCGCTCTCGTGCGGAGTCTCGCCAGCAGAGGCCAGCACCGAGCTGCTGGAGGACGGCGGCGACCCGCACCGTGCGGCGCGCGGCATCGTCTACGCGATCTCGGCATCGTTCGCGGCAATGATCTTGGCCGCCATCGGCGCGGCCATCACACGGGGGACTTGAGATGAGACTGATCCGACAGACCTGGCACGACCTGCGCATGTGCGTTGCCGCCGCCGTGCGTCAGTGGCGCGAGTGCCGCCACCTGCGCAATGGCGGCAATCCTGACGTGATGCCGTTCTGAGCGCGATATGGTTGACAAACTACCAGACCTGTCCGGGGTCGCTACGGCCGACCTCGTGGAGCACATCGGCGCGGGGAAATTCTCGGCCGCCTACATCAACTGGTCGCGCACGATGGCGCTGTTGCGCAAGCACGCGCCAGGGTGGATGCCCGAGCTGGTCACGGCACCGGACGGCTACCTGCTGCACCAAGCTCCGGTCGGCGCGTACCTGCTGATCCGGTTTCGGCACGGAGAGGACGTGACGCCGGCAGTACCGCAAGCCGTAATGGACGCACGCAACGGGGCGATCCCGGTCGACAAGATAACGGCGCGCGACATCACGGACACGCACCGGCGCGGAGTGTGCCTGGCCGCGGCGTTCACCTTCGGCCTGGCCTATGAGCTGTGGGCCAAGCTGCCGCTAGAGACGGGCTACCAGCGCGACGGCCAGGCCGGAGATGAAGACGCGACCTCGCACGACGTACAGGAGATCCGCGCAGCAGATGCATCCGGCACGATGGACGCCGGCGTGGTCGGAGACTTGCTCGCCGCTATCAGAGATGCCGACACGCTCGACGATCTGCGTGCGAGAGCGCGCGATGCGCAGCACGAGGCGCAGCTAGCGCGAGACAAGACGGCATATGACCGATTCCGCGCCGCAGCGCTTGCGCGCTCCAAGGCGCTCAAGGAGGCTTCCGAATGACAGCCCTCTATCAACTCGTCGCGGAGTACCGAGAGGCCGCTGCGGTTCTAGACGATCTGGACCTCGACGACCAGACTGTCGCCGACACACTCGAAGGCATGACGGGCGCAATCGAGGTCAAGGCCGTCAACGTTGCATGCGTCGCCCGCAATCTGGAGGCGACCGCCGGCGCGATCCGCGAGGCCGAGGCGCAGATGTCCGCGCGCCGCAAGGCAATCGAGCGCCGGGCCGAGCACCTGCGAGCGTACTTGCTGCACGCGATGCAGGCGACGGGCATTCAGAAGATCGAGAGCCCGTACTTCCGTCTGGCTGTGCGCGACAACCCTGCTGCGGTTGACGTGTTCGACGCCAAGCAGCTCCCCGCCGAGTTCATGCGCCAGCCCGAACCCCCGCCGCCCGCGCCGGACAAGTCGGCGATCAAGGAGGCGCTGAAGGCTGGGCGCGACGTGCCCGGCGCGCGCCTCACCCAGGGCCAGCGCCTGGAGGTGAAGTGATGAAGATCACCAAAGACCAACTGCGCGCCTGGGGCGCGTGCCGCGACGGCTACGAGTGGTTCCTGCGCACCTTCGCGGAAGGTGAGGCCGAGTACCAGGCCGTGCTCGACGCGCTGGCCACCGCTGATCGGCCGAGCGATGCGCACTGGCTCATGGGCCATGCCGGCGCTGACGCGACGGCAGTGCTGGAAGTCGATGCCATCGCCGACACCAAGCACCTGTTCTTCTCGGGCCGCATCGTGATTGCGCGCGGCGCGACGCTCAGCGGCGCGCTGCGCGCCGGCTGGGGCATCGAGGCCGGCGAGGGCATCGAGGCCGGCGAGGGCATCGAGGCCGGCGAGGGCATCGAGGCCGGCGAGGGCATCAAGGCCGGCTTGGGCATCAAGGCCGGCTGGGGCATCGAGGCCGGCTGGGGCATCGAGGCCGG